CCATGCTGGCGATTTACTTCCTGATGCAAATTGTCTTCTAAACATTACGCTTGTGATTTTTTAATTGCTTTTTCAGTAGGTGCACCTTTAGCACCTTTAGCTCTCATTTTTTCACCACGTTTTCTTTTTTGATGAATGTTATACCAAAGACCTTTTTTAGCTTTTTTACCTTCTTTAGTAGTATGATATTCAGAAGTTGATCCGCCTTTAGACATGCACGCTCTGTCATTAGCTACTTGTGTGTTGTATCTTCTATTTGCCATTATTTTTTATCCTTCATTGCCATTGCCATCATAGATGGTTTCTTTTCTTTTTTATCTTTTTTCTTACCTCTTAACATAGCAAAATCTTTTCCAGTGATTTTACCATCACCATCTTTATCTAGTTTTGCTTGTCCACCTGATAAAAAACCTTTTCTAGTTTGTGTGTTGTATCTTCTATTACTCATTTTATTTCCTCTTAATTAAGTCAGTTGCTTTAAGTCCGTAAACGCTCGCTATGACACCTACAAAAATTGTTTGGTACCAAAATGGTAGCTGTGAAAAGTATTCAAAAAATAATTTCATTTTTTCCATAGCTGCCGGGTCATCCGAAAATACTGCCCACGATAATAATGCAATAGGAGCCGAAAGTAAAATTAAAATGAATTCATCTTTCCAGTCCGATTGCCTTGCTTCTAATAATTTGCCTTGGTACTCTGCTTCACCATTGGCCATTTTCTCTGCATGACGCATTTGTGCATCCGCCATAAGCATTTTAGTCTTTTGACGATTTTTAAATATATGAGAGCCAGCTTGAACGGCTAATTTAATAGCACCGAACCACATATTAGTAAGCTTTTGATTTTCTATTCTTTTCTTTTAGCACTGCACCTTGACCTTTAATTTCCATTTCAGGTCCACCAGTACCAATTAAGTTAAAAGCTTTATCAGCAGTTGTTTTTGATCTAGGATCAATCTCAGTTTGCTGTTCAGCAACAGTAACTTCTTGTATGTTATCAAGTTTTTCCATTTTATCTCCTTGGTTTAGACTTTCCAGCCTCAGATAAAGCAATTGCAATCGCTTGTTTACGACTTTTTACTTTTTTCTTTGACTTACCTATAGGCAATTCACCTTTTTTGAATTCCCTCATGACCTTTTTAACCTTTTTTTCTGGTTTTGTCATTTTTTTTCTCATTTATTCGTCTCCACTTCTCATAATTGAAACTTTTGGCATCATACTGCCTTGATTTTTCATCATTGAGTCTGTGCTTGGAATAGTTTTTGATAAAATTGTCTTTTCAATTGATGTATCAGCTCTTAATTTTGCTAATTCTTCGTTTTGTTCTAGTTTTTCATCTTGATTTTGTTGATTCATCATTGCTTTCATCTTATCAAGATCCATTCTGTCCTTAGCTTCTTGTTCTTTTCTAGCATTTTCTTGTGCTCTAAGGTCTAATTCTCTTGATCTTAGTTTTGCAATTGGATCATTATCAAATTGTGAAGTAATTTTCTTTTCTTCATTCATAAATTCTTCCATCATCTCTGCAATCAACTGCGCTTTTCTAGATTCTATTCGTTGTTGAATTTGCATTGCTTGCATTTGCATCTGTTGAGCTATTTGTGGATTCTGTTGCATCATCTGTTGCATTTGTTGCAACTGTTGTAATTCTGCTCTAAACTCTAATTCAATTTGTTCTTGAGCCATAATACTAATATGTTCAAAAATATTTTTCTCTAAACTTGCCATGACCATTGGATTATTTCTGGCCATATTCGTTTCCATGAAACTTAAATGCGATTGTATATGTGCTCTATGGTTTTGACCTGGAAACGCTTGAAAAGGTTTACCTCCTAAAGCTGCAATATGTTCTAATGCAGGATCTTGTGGCATAGGTGGTTGAGGTTTTACTAAAACACTATCAATATTTTTTACACCTAATGCTTCATACATATTTCTATATGCTGCATACATATTGTGCATCTGTGGATTTGAGGTTGCCAGTTGGAGTTCCGTCTGCGCTAGTGAAATACGCTGTGTTTGAGAAAATATGTTGGGGTCAGCAACTGGCAATATATCTACTCTATCATCAAAATCTGATTGCATAATCATTCTTTGACCCCCAACGACATCATACGGATATTGTTGTGGTAGATATAACTTGAATACTCTTGCCATAAGTTTGAATTCATTCTTAAGTGCAGAGTAAATTCTTTTGTGTATTGCTGACATGGTTCTTGAACCACGTTCTAATAATGCAACTGTAGTTCCAACTGCTGCTTGTTGATTACCATCACCAACTTGCATATCTGCAATTGATGCAAATCTTTGACCTGCTTGAACAACCACACCCATTAATGCGAGTAAGGTTTGACTTGGTTCTTTAAACGGAAGCATCATAAATGAATCTCTTAAATTTCCACCTGGTGCATCTACATCTCTAAACTCTCCCGGTTGAATTGATTGTGCATCATCTCTAATTCTTATTCCTCTCATTTTAAAACCAGCTGGCAGATTAGATAACGTTCCCGCATCTAAGAGCTGTCTTAAAGCTGCGGTCGCTGTTCTAGACAGTCCACCAATCATGTGGATTAGACCGAAACCATAAAACCCTAAACCCGGTAAAAATTTAAAGTGTACGAAATATTGTACTTTATCTTTTTTAGTATCTCCTACTTCGTAGTTTCTTTTGATAGATAAAATTTCTCTAGAAGATTCTTCTATTGTTACAATGTATGGAAGTTTAATTCCTGACGGCTCACCAGTCTCGGGATTGACATCTTCAAAACCTTCGATATCTAAATTCACGTGACATTCTAAAATTGTATATACATCTTCATTAGCAGTTTTAGAAATTCCTTCTAACTCTCTTTCTTTTTTCTCTACATCAGATTCTCTATCTCCTGGTTTACCTAAATCAATGTCTTTATAGAAACCTGCGATCTGTTGTTTTCTTAATTCGTTTTCTGAAATTTTAACACGATGAATAATTGCTTCCGCATCATCTAATGAGGTAGCTGTGTACGGAACAATTAAATCATCTGCTGGAACGAACTTCGATACTGCTCGTCCTTCTACTTCATCATAGTAAACTTTTTTAAAAGTTGAACCTGATAGAGGTAAATGAAATAACATGGAATCAAATTCTGGTTCATACTCTTTCATCTGATCCATAATTTGATAATTCATAAAATCTTTTACACGAGTTGCTTGTTGAATTTTTTCCGGAGTTTGTAATCCAATGATCTGTGTTCTTACTGGTCCATCTGCTGGTAATAATTCTTTATAAGCAAGTGCTTGAAACTGTGTAACCGCTTCAGCTAAAACTGGATGTGTTGCACCGGATGCACCTGCAAATGGTTCTGTTCTACTGTCGTATTTAAATCCTAATAAATCTAAACCTTGTGTATAAGTTTTTTCCCAATCTTTTCTTGATGAAATATATTCTTGATATTTAGAAGAAAGGTCTGATGCCATTCTACCTAAAACATCATCTGGTAAAAAGTCTGCAAGATTTGCATAATGCTCATCACCACCTTCAGGTGTAGCTGCAGCTGGATCTAAATTAATATCAACTGATCCATCTTCATTCTCTGTGACTTCTATGTCATCAGGTGACTCTTGTTCTTTTTGTACTTCTTCAACTACCTGTTCTTGAATTTCTTCTTCACCAGGTATTTCAAATTCTTTTCGAGGCTCGTTTGGAAGTGCCTTGTCTATGTTGTCTGCCATTTATTTTTTCTCCAGATTGTTTGATGGTTGTAACAGTATTATATGAAATATTCAAGCCCTGAGGCATGGGTCCTGATTTAGGGGGAATAGTTGTGGTTAAACGTTTAGTCATCAATCAATTTCTTTACGTCTTCAAGACTATCAATAATTTCAAATTCTGCATCAATATCTACATCTCCTTCAGGATTTATTCTACCTACTTCTTGAGCTTCATAATCAAACTGACCAGGATATTCGACTTCTTTACCAGTTTTAGGATCTATCCCTTTTTGTGGTTTAATATAAACAATTTCAGCAGGTGCACCTTTATCTGTTTTAAATCTTGCAGTAATGGATCCGGCATCTTCTAAAACTTCTGCACCTTTATATTCATGATATGCTCCAGACAATCTACCACCGGTTACCTTATCTAATTTATCCATGATGCCTTTATTTTTTACTGCATCGACTAAATTAAAAAATATTTTTTCTGCTTCGGTTGTTACTTTTTCTACAACAGGTCCTGCTGCTTCCATACCTTTAACAACTGGTTTTAACATTCTTCCAAATACTGGTATTGATGCAATGCCTGCAGCAGCTTTAAAAAATTTTCTTCTCTTCGGATCAAATCCATCTGCAAAACCAATACGACCACCATTGGCCATCCCCATAATTCCTGTTCCAAAATTAGGATCAGAAGCTGCTTGTCTTTCCAATAATGTTTTTTCCAATCTTGGTTGTAATATTTGTGTGTCAAATTCTTCTGCTTTTTGTAAAGCAAGTTGTTCA